GTACGATGCCGCTACTGTTCCTACTGTCCCGCTTATATCCCCCGATGTCGGGAAAGTAAGTTGGTCGCGATTGCGGGTCACAGCCGCTGCAACCGTTGGAATGTAGGAGGAGGCGAAGGAGGCGGCTTCGATTTGGGCACCCCAAGCGTATACACCCTTCGTATTATCTCCCGTTCTTGCTGCCGATACATTGACGCCATCGCCAGTTGTTATACTGACGATTGGAACATAGACTTCTACAGAAGCCGTGCGCGTCACAGAGCAACGATACCAACCATTACCAAACGATTCTATTTTCCCGGAGTACCCAGCATCCACGGTGCCCACGGCACCCGTAGTTAGGTTGAAATAAACCCCGTCATACCCTAAACTATCGAGTTGAATTTTCACCCAATCGCGCCCGAGTCCCCCCTTCAAAAATATGGAGTAGGTGTATGGTTCAATCGTTAACGTAGGAGTAAATTGATAGAAACAGATCAGTCCACTCGCAGCAATTTCAAGAATCTTTTCTGCTGTGGTATTCCCATCAGGAGATACAGCATTATCGGCAGTTACAGTTACACGATTCATAGCCCAAGAGGCACCCACATCCAGTGTCTCCGACTGTAGACATATGTTTGTTCTCTGCCCCTCGATCAGCGCACCGTTGGACTCGATGCGGAGGACGTTATCGGCGGCGGTAGTAATCAGCCCCGTCGTGGGATGAACATAGGTCGCAGTCGTGGCGCGGGTGAAGGTGAGCGCGGTCGTCCCTGCGGCACTCTTGTTGATCTTCAGCGGGTTGGAAGGATCGTCGAGAGGTGCCCAGAAGGTGAGGCCATCGAGCCACCAAGGAGATCCGGTCGCGGCATAATACTTTACTGGAAGACTTCCCCCGGCAGAAACGACAGGGGAAACGAGGCAGAGCAGAATCGACAACGAAAAGAGAAATCGCCTCATCTCTGGCCTACTGCCAGAGGACGGTCACGTCCGTCGCCGCCGCCGTGACCACCTTCAATCCGAAGACCGTTCCAGCATCGTAGACGTAATGCTGACCCGCGAGCGGAGAAGAGATCGTAGCGATGAGCGTACCCCCGGTCGAGTTGTTGTCCCACACCGTGATCGCCCCCATCGTCCCCCCGTTGACGACGATGTGGGAAAGATAGCACGGTCTGTCCGAAACGGTCGTTGTCGTGGCGGTCGTGATGTTCTTCGCCGTGTACGCAAACGCCGCCCCGACGATCAGGGACAGGGCGAGGAGAACGAGCAGGAAGCGTTTCATCAAATCCTCCTGATACAAGAAGGGGGTCCCGAAGGACCCCCCGGTTGGTTTACGCGAGGACGTAGTCGAACCATCCCCAGCAGGTTCCCGCTGCGATCATCACCGCCGTAGCCGTGGTCGCGATGACCATGATGTCGGCGGTCGGGACGTAGATCCCCCCGCCGCCAAGCGCGGCAGTCACCCCGAAGGCGGTCTGATCGACCGCATTTGCGACGGCCAGGTCGTTGTAGAACTTCGCCGCCGTGCCAGCAACGCCGATGTCGACGGTTGCGCCCACATCCGCGAACCCGGCGTCGTTGCTCCAGACGCCGCCGTAGAAGCGGGCGTTGGCGGGGAGGATCCCCAGGTTGATGACGGTGCCCGCAGCGACGACGGTTCCTACGGTGTAGGAGAACCGCTTGCGGATCAGTTTGCCCCTGGTGTTCGGGGAGTTCATCACGGGCGGGCTTGCGATGTAGTTCGCGTACTCGGTGCAGTTTACGGTAGCCATGTTCAGTTCCCTCCTCTGAAGGGGTTAGGGGTTAGCCAGCGATGCAATCGATTTCCACGACGCAAGCGTCCTCGATGCGGGTGGCTCCGAGGTCCATGCAGACGTACACCTGGGTCGAGTACGACTTGTCGGCCCGAGGGCCGATCTCCGTCTTGACGTCCTCGCCGATCGCCAGCACGAGGCCGCGCCGCTGGTACGCCAGGGCGAGGTGACCGTCCGCAGTCGCGTTTGCCGCGAGCCGGTTCGTGGTGATGAACTTGAACCCGAGGAACGTGTCGATCTGCCCCATGACGAGGGCCTTCACCGAGTTGTAGTCGGAAGACTTGATCTCGGTGGTCCCCAGGAGCGAGGTCATCATCTTCGGAGAGACGATGAAGAACCGATCGTCGCCGTCGACTTCGCCCTCGTCCAGGGCTTCCTTCGTCGAAAGCAGTTTCGCGAGAGTGAGGTTCGCCGCACCTGCGGCGATCTGGAGCGTGATCGCCTGGGTGCCGGACCCGTCGACGCCCGTGTACGCCGTGCCGGAGGCGGCGGCGATCAGGATGTCGTCCATCGTGCGGCCCATCGCGTTCGCGGCGTTCGTGGCGTACTCGGAGGTCGGCTCGATCAGCGTCCGAACCTTGTCCGCCTTGTCGATCAGATCCGCCCACTCGTAGGGAGCGAGCGTCACGCGCCGCCTGGAGTGCGGGCTGTCGACCAGCGGGGTGTCGCCGTGCCGGGTCGTCCGGGCGACGGCGGCGGTCGCCCCGAGGCGATCGAAGTAGGCGGAGGTTCCGGTGACGGATTCGACTCGGACGGTGCTGCGGAGTCTCGATCCCTTCTGCTGGGAAAGGACGAGCATATTGCTCTTGTACTGCTGAACAAAGGCTTCGGTGATTGTCGTACTCATCTGCGTTCCCTCCCGAAGATATGGTTGTCACACCACTCATCCGGTGGGGAATCGCTTGCGCGGCCCGCCTTGCTCCTTACGGGAGCCGGTCGCCCCGAACTTCCGGGGTGAAACAGTCAGGCCCTTCCGGGGAATCCGACTATGGTTTACGGTTATGCGATTCTCCATAAAATGTCAAGGGGGAAAATACAACGGGCTCGATGGGAGGCGACCACCGAGCCCGCGACGACGACCTCGACCGGGGGGCCGAGGAACCCCAGGAGGTCAGTCATACGCAATCTGGTGAAGTTTCTGGACCTCCTCGAAGATCGGATCGCCGATCTTGCTCGTGTGGTACGGGTGCTTCCTATCGGCCTTGATTTCCGCGATCTTCTTGAGTGCTTCCTCGCGGCCTGTGATGCCCTGAACGTCGCCAGGCATGAGCCCGTCCTCCACGAGCCTCTTGCCCCATTCGTGGAACAGGTTGATGAGGACCGGATGATTGCCCAGCCCCGTCGCGTCGAAGTAGTTCCGCAGTTCCTTGTTCGGATCGATTCGTTCCATCGTCCGCTCGATGATCGCCTTGTTCCGATCGAAGTTCGCGCCCCACTTCTCGCGGAACATCCGGTCGGTCTTCACCAACTCGTCGTGTTCGGCCTTCCGAAGTTCTGCGACTCCCTGGGCCTGGAGGTCGACGAACCGCTGCGCTTGCTTGCCGTTGAGCCCCATCCGGTGCGCTTCGGCGCGGATCTGCGTCTCCTCCTCCGGCGTCATCTTGAAGCCTTCGGGCATCGTGAACTTGTACTCGTCCGGCGTGTTCGGTTTTCCACCGGCCTTGTAGAACTTGTCCCACTCCGCATCGGTGGCATCCGCCGCCGGAGCGCGGAGCGACTGCCCGACCATCTTCTTCGTCTCGACGAACCCCTTCGCAAAATCCCCGAGATTCTTGTACTGCCCGATCGACGGATCCGCCTTCAGGTCATCAGGCAGCCCGGCCTTCCAGTCCGCCGTCTTCCCGGCGATCAGATCCTTCACGATTGACGGCACATCGTTGTACGCCGTGAGGTGTTCGCTCCCACGGATGTCTTCCGGTAGCGTGTCCAGAACTTCCTGGGGTAACGGCATTAGGACTCTGCCTCCTCGGGATAAGATTTCGGATCTCTGCCTCGGTCGATGAATGCGCGAATATCGCGGAACGCCGCCCGGTACCCTTCGTTGCGCGAAGTGTTGTGCGGGTTGATCGCGTCGTATGAGTCCTGCCTGATTTTCGCATCGAGCCACTCGATGAAGATCTCACCCATCGGCGAGTCCGTCATGCGGGCAAGGGTCTCCGCGAACTGCCTGGGGGACATCTCCTTCAACTTCATTGAATCGTCTGATCCTCCGTGTCTTCGGGGGGAGCCATCGCGCCATCATCGGGAGCCACGGCAGAAGTGCCCGGCTTTTCGGCCTGAGCGAGGTTCCTCACCGTCTGCGAATCCTGCGCGTCCTTTGCCGCCTGTGCAGCCTCCGCCTCCTGCTTCGCCCGGTCTTCCCGGATCGCCGCAACTTCCTTCGGATCGCGGATCATTTCCTCCGGCACCCCGAGGATCGTTCCGGCAATCGTCAACGCCTTGTCCGCATCGATCGAATCATCCACGCCCGGCAGCGATGCCCTCGCCGTAGCGATCGCCGTCGCGAGATCGTAGGTCTGCCGGATGGCGTACACCTCGCCGATCCGCTGGTTCTTCGCCATCTGCCCGGTGAACTCGACGTCGATGTCGCCCGAGTTTTGCGCCATCGCGTTCAGGATCTCCTGCGGAGGAGACAGCAGGGCTCCTGCCCGGAACATCATATTGAACACCCGCCCGATGAGCGGATTCAGGAACTCGGTCTCGATGCGTCCGAGCGTCGGGCCGATGTCTTTCTGCATCTGCTCGATCCTGGCGCGGACCTCTTCCGCTGTCATCTGCGGACGGTCCTTCAGCGTTAGGTTGTCGACGTTGAAGGATTCCCTGATCGACTGCTGGAGTTGCGCGACCTCCATTTTCACGACGTCCCACTTCGTGCCGAGCGGCATCGGTCGGATCGATTTCTCGCTGTCCTTGACGTAGGTGAGACCGGAGGGGTTGAGCCGGATCACTCCGGCCATGAGCCCGTCGTGTTCCACGAGCAGGGGAGGATCGACGGCCTTCGCCGCCGCCTTCAGCGAAAGTTCCACGAGGCGGTTCAGCGTCTTCACGTCCGGCAGGGCCAGGTGTCCGGGTCCACGACCCCATATTTCGCCCGCGACCTTGCTCCACCTGGGCGTCGGCGCGGGGAACTCATGGAACCCGGACTCCTTCAGGAGAATCTTGTGCTTCAGCAGGATGTAGCAGGACGCATACGTCAGTTCCTTCTCAACCGCCTTCAGCGTCGAGACTCCGCCCTTCCTCGGATAGATCGCGTGGATCACCTCATAGGCCGTGTCCTTCGGCTCCTCGGCCTGTCGCTTGATCTCGTCGGGGAAGGGCGCGTCGGGGAACTGCTCCAGGAGATTGCGGGCGGTCTTGCTGATCGACCGCATCAGGACGTCGACCCGTCCGTAAGGATCCTCGTCGATGACGTAGGATCCCATCGGCAACGCCGTGACCCGCAGTCCGCCGAATCTCTCGCTCCCGGTCGGCATGATCTCCTCGGTGAACAGCGAGCCGGTACCGAATCCCCCGAGATCGAGATACAACTCCTGGCACTCGGACCCGAAGTTGCTCTGGTTGAACGTATTGAGCATCCGGTTGACCGTGTCCTCCAGGTAGATCCGCACGGTCTTGTGCCGATTCAGATCGTTGTCGCGCATCTTCAGCGCGAACCACTTGAGAGACGCCGACGTGAGCGACCCGTGCATATTCGCGGACGCCCTGCGGAGCGATCTCTCCCCCGTGCCGTCGAAGATCAGTTCGGTCGTCTTCGATCCCGGAGTCTTTTTCAGGAGGATCATCGACTTGTTCGGCGTGAGGTAATTTGCGAGGTCTTGCCAGAGAGACTCCCAGGGAGCGCGGGCGGCGAGAAGGCGGTTGTACCAGTTTACGATGTACTCGGTGTTGGCGGGCGCGACGGCCATGCTATTGCGAGAGAAGCGTCTTGCCGGTAGAAGTGGGAGACGACGCGAGTCCTGAAGTACCCGTCAGCCGGGTCGCATAGGATCCTCTCCGGCGACGAAGGCTTACGGAACCGAGGGCTTGATCCGCCAACCGTTGCACCTCGGCGTCGTGCGCGGCCTTGCGGGCGGCGGATTCAGCGGCGGCGGCATCCGCCGCGATCTGTCCTTTCGACACCCCGGACAAGGCCCCGGAAAAATCACCCGCCATCGCGTTCTGGAGGCGATCTTTAACGCTTAAGGTCGCAATTGGGAGAACGTATCGCCCAAAGGCGTTCCATCCCTTGTTGAGGGTCTTGCTGACTCCCCAATTTCCGCCGATATGAATGCCGGTTGCTTTCGACAGCCAACTCATTTTCCGCCCCCCTTTGTCAGGAACGTCTTACGCTCGGGCAACTTCTTCGGATCCGACGTTTCCTTCATCCACCGCTTCGCCATCTTCGGGTGGTTCGCGAACATCCACCGCATCTGCGCCTTGCTCTGGAGAGGCATGATATTCCCATTTGGTACCCATCTCAGGGCCAAAAGTCAAGCGTAAAACGTCACCGCCGGTACGGCATTCCGGTGAACGGATCGAACTCGTGCGCCGCTTGAGCCGGTAACGAGCGCAGATCTTTTTCGTAGTTCAGAGGGTTGAAATCCATCCCGGTCGCAGACGTAGGCATGGCGCGGGTCAGCGGGGGGGAGAATCCGCAGACGCCGTACCGCATCATGTCGGTCGCGTGAGAAGCCCAATCGTGGACCGGCTTCTTGGAGAACGATTGCTTCTCCTCGTCCCACTCGAAGCGGTAGGACCGGGCGGCATTTATCAGGGGCTCGCAGTTCGTGCTGTCGAAGATCATCGATGGGAACTTCCGCCGGACGGCGTCGATTCCGTCTTCGATCGACATCTTCGGGACGACGGTCAGGATGATCCCGTTCTTCCTGGCGAAGTCGCGGCGGCTTTCTCCCGACGAGATCTCTCCAGCCTCTGCGTCGTGCGGAGCGTAGTGGTGGAGGAAATTGTACGGCTGCTCCCTCACCCACTTGATCGCTCCGATCATCCCGGCGTCGTATCCGGGGTTGCTGACCTTGTTGCCCATTTTCTTGTTCTCGTAGAAGTTGATCCATCGCCACTCGCGCCCGATGACCTGGAAACAGCCTACGATCATCGAGTCGCTCAAGCCAAGGTCCCATGCGGTGTAGACGGGATGCCCCGGATCCCAGGTGCATCGAGTCACGCGATTCTCCCGATCCGCCATGCTCATCTGCGGCCCGTAGACCGCGCCCTGGAGGTTCCCGGCGAACGAGCAGTAATACTCCTGCTGGATCGTGTCCTCGTCCGGTACGGTCCCATCTTCTTCACCTTCGCGCCGGATCTTGTCGATGTCGGACTCCAGGATCACCGGCCCGCCGGACTCGCCGACCGAATCCCGGAGCGTGTCCTTCACAGTCATCAGGGAGCAGAACCAATCCTCGGAGCGCGAAGCGTGGAGGAACGTCTTGTACCCGTGGTTCTTGCCGCGAGGCGTGTAGATGAACATCGCCCAGCCGCCGTTCTCCAGCAGGATCGGCTGAAGAAGTTTCCAGACGACCGGATCCATGAGTGACCACTCGGAGAAGACGATCCCTCGCGGGTTCGCGCCGACCAAGGCGTCTACGTTGTCCACGCCGACGATCTGCCAGATCGATCCGTTGTGAAACTCGATCTTCATCTCCTGATCGAGTTTGCGCTTGATGAGCGCGGCAGGGAACGCATCGATGAACGGCTTCCCGTCGCGGCCCCTACCGTCCCATAAAATCTTCCTCCCCTGGTTCAGGAGCGGGAACAAGTGCCAGTACACGCCGACGTGCTGATACAACTCCTTCGACGTGACCGCGAGGCCGACCTTGTCCTTGCCCGCCCGCCGATGCCACACCAGGGCGGCCCGGCGGCATCCCGCCTCGAACGCCGACATCACCGGCAGTTGATACGACCTCGGATTGAAATTAGCGGGAAGAGAAATCGCATCCATCACTTATCCTCCGGCAGCGTTTCGTTCGCGATCATCTCCTCAAGCCCCGCGATGATGTTGTTGTAGTCCACCCTCTTCCGAACGATCGGCCCGGTGCCGCGAGCCTCCATCACGTCGCAGGAGAACTTGATGAACTCGGAGCAGCCCATGTACCGCATCGCCGAAATCACGACCGGCGCGGGATCCCGCCGCTCCATGAAGTGACACTTCCGGCAGATCGGCAAGCCGTTCCGCTTGTCGTACCGGAACTTCCCGTGCATCGACTTGTGAAAAATATGGTGCGCCGAGATCGCGGGCATCACCCCGCAGACACCACATCTCGCCATCAGTTCATCTCCCTGGGTCCCGAGAAGCAGGATCAGGACCGACCAGAGATGGTCAGCCTTCCGGCGGAGACTTGGGAGCGACGGTAGCCGCACTCGCTTTTTTTTCTCGGTCGTCATTTCCCCTCCTCCACCTTCTTCTGCACATAGGACCGTGTGCCTTAATAGAACGCAACGTTTATATTCGTGTCCGCAGTTGTAACAATGGCCAACCCCGTTGCGAACTCCACGCCATATTGCAGAACCATCCCAGGTTC